ATCCTACAGTACAGGGGGGGGCTATCCTGGAGTACACCCCTGTGGATAAGTTTTCATTAGAATCATCGATTGTTGGAAACGAATTTTTATAATTAACTTGATAACAATTGCTACTTTGTTGATGATTTCGTTTAAATCTTGGCTCACTTGAAATATAATTTTTTTGTTCTAAATATCTAATTATTTTCCTTACTTGACTTTCTTTTAAACAAACATGTTTAGCAATAGTTTCTATAAATGGGTAACATAAACCAGTTGGATCAGCGTGATCAGCTAAAGAAAGCATGACTAATTTATGTGAAGGTATATCGAAACGAAGAGTCCAAGCCCAAGTTGTTATTTTTCCTGACATAAAATTTTTTCTCTTAATTAGGGGTTTGAGTGTTGACCTAACCAGAGAATGTGTTATTATTCATTCGCTGGGTTAGGACAACACAGTTTTTTGCCCTCAGTTGGTTTGTGCCGACTGGGGGTTTGGTCTTTCTGGAGTGTCCAAAAATCTAGATAAGTCTACTCTTCATGAACAAGAGAACAAATACCTTTTTCAATTAAGTTTTTAAATGCTTCTTCTATTTCTTCTTCCGTAATATTAAGAATTTGGGATAAATCTTTATGTGTTACGCGTTTATCTTCTCTATTCACATATACATATAGGGCTATACATAAAGCATTGGGTAATGAATCAATTATTTCGTTTTTAAGATGGGTATAAGGACTAGGTTCTCTACGAATTGTTATAATTTCATCATCAGCAATATCACTAAAATCAAATTCATTATTTTTCACATTTTACCTCATAAAATTTTCAGGAATATTCAAATAAAAAGAATCAGTATAATCCTCAAATAAAACTAAGCCTTTCTTTTTAAGAAAATTTTTAGCTTTTTTAACTGAATCTTCCGAAATTTCCATTATTTGTGCAATTTCTAAATTAGATAACATATTATCATGACGTCCATCACACCCGCTTTCTGTAAGAACAATTAAAAGATATTTGGCTAAATGATTTCCAACTTTAGTTTGAAATGCCCAACTTAAAGAACGAGCCGACATGATAATTACTCCTCGCTATTAATTCCTCAAAGCTTAATCTAATGAATTTTTACAAAGCTCAGATTGATATGAGTGGTAAAATCTACAATGTCTTTTATTATTTCTTCCTTTGTAAGTACATCTTTATGTATATCTTTGGACATATTTTGTAATAATGTATAAATATAACATAAGTTAAAAGAACCTAAAATGTGGATGAAAAGTAGAAATTTGTTTATATCATTACCAAAATGATATTTATGATTTTGAATCTCATTAGACATAAATTGTGATATTTTGTCTCCAACTTCTGTTACCATATCCATTAGCTTCTTAAGTTCTTCGTTAGTATTTTCATTAATCATTAAATTTTATCTCCACATAATACCTTCTCTAACTTTTCACAAGCTGCCATAAACTCCTTTTTCTGAGTAATATCATAATGAATGTCAAAAAAACAACCAATATGTTCCTTAATAGAAATTTTATAATAAACTATTACATCATCTACCTTGATGGTTTGAAAATGAATTAATTTTATACATTCAATGGGAATTAAAAAGTCCCGTAATCTAATAAACATTACTTTTCCTTATTAAAATAATATAGTATCATATCACATAACTTACATAATATATAAAATAATTGGAGTTAAATTATGCAAAAAGATAAACGCAGGAAACCAAAAAGTGCAAGGTTTGATACAACTTTGTGCGTATCTGTGACAAAAGAAATGCTAAAGTGTCTTAGAAGTAAAGCAGATGAGCATGACATGTCCGTATGTCAAGTGATCAGAACAAGTATTAGAAAAATGATGGAAGAACAAAAAAATATGTTGACATAGATAAATATAGGTTATATCATAATTATATTAATTTAACGAGGAATAAAATGAATACATTATTTGATACATTAGAATATACGAAAGGTGCTGAGTTGATTGGCATAAAAAGAGAACATGCAGAATACCAAGCAAAACAATTGGCTAAATTAATAGATGACCAATTGGTAACAAAATCTTATCTAGTAACCGAACTAAAATCTTTAGAAATAAGTATGATTAAATGGATGGTAGGAATTGGATTTGCGCAATTTGCATTAACTGTTTCAATATTAGGATTTATTTTTAAGCATTGAAAGGTAATTAAATTATGTATACACGACTAACAAATGAAGAACAAATTAAGTTAAAGAAAAATATTCACAAAAAAGGTTTAGATGATGAGCTTGAGAAAACGATTAATAGATTTCATCTAATGTATAGAAGTGGAACTATTAAATACCACGATTATTTAGAAGCATATGATAAGACGTTATTGAGTTTAGGAGATTGATAACAAGGATTTAAATTGACTAGCCCCGTCCTATAACAGAGCTAGTCAGTAACATAAGACGAAACATTATCAAACTTGAGAGATCAATTATGAACCGTCCAGAGAAGAGTTTATCGCGTGACTATTTAGTAAGTCAATCCCAGGAAGGGGAAAAAATGACAGGATGTGCGTTAAAAAGTTTCATCAAAGGTCTAATATCAGATTATGCGACCTATGATGATTATAATAATTGCAATTTACCTATTCATAAAATTCCCCATGAATTAAAACGTATATTCTTATCTTATCTATGCGATCTATCTGATTATAAATTCTATTGCAAAAATGATGTACGTTTGCGCATTGCATTTAAAGATTATGAAGATGTCATGCAAGATAAGATCAATGATCTACTTCAAGAATCTTATCAAGATGCAATGGAGGAGATGGGACTTACTTTAAATCATCACCGAGATAACGGTGAGCCATATTATTACAGGAGATAAAATTATGAGTATTGCAACATTACGTAATCAAAATAACACGAATGAGGCACTTTTAGAAAAAGTTTTACTTAAAAGTGACCTTCAAGGTTTAACACCAATTGAAACTGTGCATCATATAAAAAATATTTGTGATAGTTTGGGATTAAATCCACTTACAAATCCAATTGAGGCAATTGAATTTCAAGGAAAAAAGAAATTATATTTCACTAAACAAGCAACGGAACAATTAAGAGTTATAAAACATATTTCAGTTTCTATCAAAGAAACAAAATTAATTGATGATCTTTATATTGTTATAGCTGAGGCAAAAACACCAGAAGGGCGCTACGATACATCAACCGCAGCGATTGCATTTTCGCACTTAAAAGGGCAGGCACGCGCTGATGCGATGATGAAATGTGAAACTAAAGCTAAACGCAGAGTAACGCTTTCAATTTGTGGCCTGGGTTATCTTGATGAAAGTGAAACTGAATCACTGCCTAATTATAAAAAAATTAATGTTGATAAAAATGAAAATAAATTAATAACAAAAGAAGTTGAATTAGATGATTCTACCCTCCCTACTAAAAATGAAATGGATGATATGGACCTTCAATCTGATATAGAGAAAATAAATTTATCTAAAAATTTAGAAGATTTACAAAAATCCTATAGGTCAGGGTATTCATATTGGGTAAACAAACGTGATAAAGAAAGACTACATAAGATAGTTGAAGCTAAAGATAAAAAGAAGTTTGAATTAGAAAGGGATGATTTTGTAAAAGAGATGGATGAATCTAAAGTTGATATTGAAACAGGGGAAATTAAAAATGATTAGTCTATATAAATTAGCAACAGAACACCAAGCATTATTAAGCCAACTCTATGATGAAGAAACAGGGGAAGTCAATGAAGACATTGAAATTAAAATAAATGAACTGATGCCAACCACGGAGAGTAAATGTATATCAGTTGCGCATTGGATAAAAAAAAGAGAGGCAGAGAAAAGGGAAATTGATTATTTAAAGCAAGAAATTATAAGAAGGGAAGCAGCATACGATAAGGAAATAGATAAATGGAAAGAGTATTTAAAATTTAATATGGAGCGTAGCAAAATAGATGAAGTATCTTGTCCATATTTTACGATTAGGATTAAAAAGAACCCATATAGCACAGAGATATATGATGAGACACAATTGCCAAGTAGGTTTATGAGTGTAAGAGAAGTAAAACATATTGTTAAAAAGGCCGACAAGATTGCTATAAAAGAAGAAGTATTAAACACAGGAAAACAAGTTCCAGGTGCTAAAGTTGAACAGAAAACTAAGATTGAAATTAGCTTGGATAAGTTATGAAAGATTTAATAATAACTATAGTCTGTATGCAGTTGATCATGATTTTTATTTGTTTGGCACTGTTTTTCGGATGGATGATGATAGATATACCACAAGATATATTTATATATGTAGTAAATAAATTTGGTTCTTTATTTAAATGTAAATCATGTATAGAATGCCTTTGCCAAGTCTGAGCCTGCGTACTGTCAGGCGCGCGAGACCTCCTTGCAAGACTTGGCATAGATAGGTTGTACAATGATGTCTTGTCATTTAGTGCAGTGGCGCAGTGTGATGTATAGATTTGTGGTGTTAAGTAAAGTAAGGTAAGGATTTTTAATGAGAATACAAGAAGTTGTGCAAGTGAAGAATCCTAAAACAGATCGCTATGTAAAAATTGATCGATCGGTAGGTAGGATTGTAGGCTATAAGCCAACGCGAGGCCCTTACAAAAATGTACCTGTTGCAAGAAAATCAAAATGATACTTGATAAGCCCGATGGTTTACCAAGTATAGATCCTATCCAAATAAGGATTTTTAATTATATTGTGATGTTGGGTTATGTATTGTCCTGTATTGAGTTGTTGTGTTAAGTAAAGTAAAGTAAGGATTTTTATTATGAAAAAAATACTAATAATTTTGTTATTATCAAATAATGTTTATGCTGGTGTGAATAATTTAACACATGGGTCAAGAGCAAATTGTGGTGTAAACGAAACTGTGTCATGGGATTTGAGTGCAGAATGGGGAATGTATATTGAATCTCGTCATTATAATGATTTAATAAAATCTATAACATGTGTGGATGGTAGTGAGTGGAAAATAGCTAAAAAACATAATGTCTCGCATTGGGGAGAAGCATTTCCGGACGATATGTATACATATGGTGTCTTAGGGAGGCATTGGTTGATGGAAAAGAAATACGGTAAAAAAACTTTAGCGCAAGAGGAATATGTAACAGATTGTAGTCAATATGACGGCTGGTGGGACTATAGCATTAAAGGAGAAGATAATGAAAATTAAATATTTAGTTGCAAGTTTACTATTGGTGCCATTTTCAATTTATGGTGGAGATAATCATGGTGTTAAAATAAAACCATTTAAAGATATGGATTTCCCAGAAGATCTTAAAAAAGAAATGATTGACATATCAAATGATATTGAACGCAAAGGATTTTATGAAAATGAAAATAAATATGCAAAATTTTTATTAAATTTAAGGAATAATTCAAAAAAAGAACTCAGAAATTTTAAATATAATCCTAATCCTCATGATACACATTTAAAATCAAATCCAGACCAGATAAAATTATCTTTCAATTATAAGCCACTAAATTTTATAACAGAAAAAGATGTGATAGGTTATGCCGCTTCTAATTCTTATATTAAAAATAAAGGATGGAATGGAATAATTGAATTTTTTGATTATAAAGATATTGGTACATGTTCATATTCATATGTATTAAATACTACTACAGAGTTAAGTGAGGAATCTGTAAAATATTATGTGAATGGTAAGCCCACTGCTACTAGTATTGATGGCAGTAAAAAAACAGGGTTCATTTATGCAGTTGAATGGTTTACAGATACCGAATGGAAAAACTTACGGTGTGCAAATATGGTATTTGATAGACAATATATGCAAAAGACAATAGAACTTGCGAGTAAGATTGATAAGTAAAATATGCTCTATTGTATTGTTGTGCCCTCAATGGCACGGTTAGGTAAGGATTTTTAATGCTGTCATGTACAGTAGCGTAAAGTGTAGTGTAGTGCAGTAAAGTAATCTAAGGTAAGGAATATTAAAATGAATTTCGAGAAAGCACATAAGGAATTGCAGGAAGGAAAAAAAATACGTAGGAAATCATGGGAATACTTCATGCACATTCGTAAGATTGATGGAAAAATTAAAACTTATAAAGGTGAATATACTAATTTTTATGAAGATGCTAATGTGCTTATAAGTGATGGATGGGTGATAGTTGATGGTGATGGGAAAGAATTAAGTTTTATAGAAGCATTAGAAGCACTTAAAATAAAAAAGCATATCATGCATAAAGACTGGATTGAAAATAAATTAGATCAATTTGTATTTGTTGATCAAGAACAGATCGCAATATGTAAAGCTGTACAATTTGATTTTATGCCGTCTTTAAAATGCCTATGTGCGCTTGATTGGGAGACAATAAAATAATATGTTTACACCTGATCAAATTAAATTTATTAATGAGACAATTGATAAGTGGAGTGAAAGTACTTTAAGTTCACCTGGAGAATATAATCTTGGTCATTTAATTGATAAACTTAAAGGAATGCTATTCATATTAAACATACCAAAAGAATTAAAAGATAGTGACCAAATTAACTTTGATATTTATGGAGCAGGTAATAATTTGATAGATGGATATTGATTAATCACTTTAAATTTATATGAAAAAGTTTACAAATAAATTATAATATAGCTTCATAAACTTAATCCAAGGACGGAATAAAATGAGTAATGCTGCTGATTGTAATTGCGGTAATTGTTGCCCTGGACCTCAAGGTCCACAAGGTATTCAAGGAAACCAAGGCGTTCAAGGTATTTTAGGCGCACAAGGGCCTGCCGGCATCAATGGGAAAGATGGTATTAACGGCGCTCAAGGTTTACAAGGAATTGCAGGGCCAATGGGGCCGCAAGGTGCTATAGGGCCAGCAGGGCCAGCAGGGCCAATCGGTCTTCCAGGTGCTGATGGTAAAGATGGACAAGTAGGGTTGCAAGGCATTGCTGGAATGCAAGGGGCTATGGGGCCACAAGGATTAATTGGGCCTAAAGGCGATTGTGTGGAATGTAGCAGCAATAGTGCTAATGAATTTGCTGAAGTTTATTCCCAAGCAAACCAAGTGTTAAAAGCATCCCCTGGGCCTAACTTATCTGGTGGTGTCGTATTATTAGAAAAGACCATTTTTGCAACATCTAATATTGATGTCTCTCAAGCCGCAATAAGTGGAAAAATTACTGTAAACCTCGCTGGTTGGTATGATGTCTCAACAGGGATATGCGGTGCATTGTCTGTTCTTCCTGTACCATTGCCTGTTTGGACTATGTCATTGTTCCAAAATGGAGTTTTAGTAATTGGTTCGACTTTTGCAAATCAAACAATTTCGCCTGATCAACAAAGCAATGAAGTGGTAGCAGATGTATTTATGCACTTTAATGCGGGCGATAGTATCATACTTGCAAGTACTTCTAATGCCGTTGTAAACATAAATGCGCCATTATTAGGAACTAATGCAACTCCTTCTAGTGCTTATCTTAAAATTGTGTTATTAAAAGCTGATTAGTATTATAATTTAACCTTCATTGTCTAATTCCTTCCCCTTGAGCATATCAAGGGGTTTTTTTTATGTACTTTTGTCTCTAAAGTAAGCTGCTAAAATCAAGGTAGCAAGTGGTGGAAAAATTATCGTTGCAATATCCAATAACTTAACCCCCTCAATTGGCCGGATCAAAAAAGCTGTGATGGTTATAATATAGAGAATAGCAATACCTAAGAGGATTTGTTTTGCAGCAGTGAATTTATCTCTATCTGAAATTTTACCGACTTGCATAGTTGATATTTGCAAGTCTATTTCATTGTCTTTATATAGATTGTCAACCAATTGATGTTCCTTTGACAACTTTATACTCTTATTCTCCTTTCTCCTTTTCCTTCTTTTCTTGCTATAAGCTCACCGTCTGTTTCATCAATAATAGCAGCCATTTTAAGTAAACATACAGCTTTTTTTATGAGTTCTGCTTTGGAATGGAGTTTATAGCGTTTCATAAGATCTATTATAGTTTGGTTGAATTGGTTGTCTATTTCTAAATTAATTTCTATCATCCATGATAGCCCTTTTATTAGTAATATCCCTAATAGCAAGTAGTTTTATACTTACATATAATAATCTTATTATTGCCTAAATAAAAGGGAAATTGATGCCGGTCGTATTAGGTAAAAGTAAATCTTTGGTGCCACGTGGGATTAAAGAAATTAGATATGTTGGTCATGTAGAAAAGAAATGTCTTGCCATGTCACTTGAGATAGCAAGACAATTCGGAGAGAAATCTAAAAAGATGAAACCTAAGAAAATATATTTTCGTTAACTATTACGTGCTGAATCATGATACTTATCTTCCCCTACTGCAATATTTTTATTACTATTCTTTAAATCATTTAATTCATTTAAAACTATGACTAACTGCTTACGTAATTCTAATGATTTTTTAATTTCATCAACGTAAGATTGGTCTAATGCAATTTTTTCTGCATTTAAAATATTTATTTGGTCTTTTAGCTGTTTAACTTCATCCATAATTTATCCTTAACTATATTCATATACTAAACAAAATCCTGATCCGCCATTCCCGCCATTAACAGCAGTTGTACCACCACCACCGCCTTGCGCAGAATTTGCAAGACCATTTTGAGGGTCTACATTATACATAAATGGAGTATTATTTGCACTTGATCCACCTAGCCCTAAATCATTGGCCCCACCTACTATATTACTGCTCATCCCATTACCACCAGACATCGCAAATCCCGCAGCAGGTACCGTACATAATGAGGCTTGCCCACCCAATCCACCGCTTACACCACCATTTCCCCCATTGCCGAAACTACCACCTTTTGCAATGATGATGATACCGTAAGAAGTATCATTACCTGATGTTCCATTATTAGTAGTATTTGCTGTAGCCCCAATCCCACCAGCGCCAATTGTAATACCAATCGGTACAGTTACAGGCACAAAGGCCTCAACATAAGCTCCAGCACCACCAGCGCCAGCACAAAATGGATTATTTATATTAGCACCACCACCACCACCCGCACCCCATGCTTTAACTAAAGCATTATTTGCACCTGCACTTGGAGTATAAATGCCAGTTGTCGTAAACTTTTGAATATTTAATAGCCTGCCAGCACTTCCAGAAAGTGAACCGCCATCTTCAATCGTACCGGATGTATCTGCAAATACGGCAACATGTCCTATGATTGTCGCGCCAGATACTGATGCAACATCAGGTTTTGTATTATCAGTTGCAGCCTTTGTTGCTGCCGTTCCAAGTCCTAAATTAGTTCTTGATGTTGCAACATTTTGAACGTCAGATAAATTATTTGCTTTAAGTAAAAAGGCAGCAGGTGCAAATGTAAATTGCGAAAATAATATTGGGTCAGTACCAATTGTTGCAACCGTTGCAGTTTCAAGCCATGAAGTTGTCGCTTGCGTTGTGCCATTGTTTACAGCAACCAAGGTTCCAGGATGAATTTGAGATGGAGCAACATCATAATCAATAGTCCTTGTTAAAACCCAGTTTGATGCACCAGTGCCAACAGTTGTTACAGAATATACACCGTTTTGAAAAGTTGATGTTTGGTTTTTAACTAAAATTCTATCATTCAAATTTGCCGAATACCCATCTACTACAAATGCTGCTTGTACGCCTGAATTTGTGAGCGTTGCACCAACGCCAGCAGCACCATTATTATATACGGCAGTTAAATTAACTGTTGTTGCTGCTTGTACGGCAAGTATTACAGTTATTCCAGTCATAAATAATTGAAGTTGCTCAAGTGTTACAGCACCAAGTGGTAAGATAGCATCACCACTTAATATGAGTGGACCTGTCATCGTTCCACCTGATATGGGCACGAATCCTGTAATTGATGTACTTAGAAACGTAGATATTTGCTGCAAGGTTACTTTATCAGTAACACCAGCATGTACCATTGCAAAAATATCTGTCGTAGATAGTGATGGCGCTGGTGGTAATCCTGAAATTGGTATTCCTGCCATAAATTTTCCTTGTTATCTAACTCTTCTTGCAAAAATGCTACCACAACCTGTTACTGCACCGGTTGAAAAATCAGCTCTAGCAGATAAATATACTGTAGTAAGAGCATTTACATTGACTCTTAAAAATGGTGTTGAAAAACCTGTTGCACCAATTGCAGCACCAGCACCAATATTTATTTGATTCCGTAATGAAGCATCAGGCAACGTTGCAGATGTTGTGCTGATCCAACAATAATAGGCTACAGTTGTACCAGATGGATTAAATAATACATTACCTTCTATATTCCAATCACCAGCAGAAAGACTGATTGAAGTGATATTTGCAGCGACAGTTGTTGTTAATGAAACTGCTGATGCAAAAAGAATATTTGATGTAATCATCTCACCAACATCACCAGCAGTTGCATTATCAGCAGCAGTCGTACCAATTATTCCACCTGTAGTTGGTGAGAATGCTAATGATGTTGCAGTTGCAGCGCCTAATACTGGTGTAATTAAAGTAGGAGATGTTCCACGTACTGGCGCACCAGATCCAGTTGATGCAACCCAAGTAGGAACTCCACCTGATGTTGTTGTGAGTATTGCTGAATTTACTATTGTTAAACCTGATACTGTTGTTCCTGCTGCTGCATACCACGCAAGTTGATTAATAAGTCCTGAACTCACCGTTCCTGTTCCTGTCGCATTAGCCCATGCAGGAGGAGATCCAGTTGTAGCTGTTAGTACTTGTCCAGTTGTTCCATCTGCCAATAATGAAGGGACACCGGTTGCTGATGTTATTAAAACACCATTATTTACTGCTGCAATAACAGACATTACATTGGCAGCGGATGCATATAATAAAGTATTAATTGCATTGGTTGCTGGATAAGTGGTTGTACTCCAAGCAGGCGTTCCAGCGCTCGATGCTTGTAAAACTTGTCCTGTAGTTCCTGCAGCCAATATTGATGGAACACCAGTGCTAGATGTAACTAACGTACCGCTATTTGCTGTTGCAAGGCCAGTTACAGTATTTGCAGCAGATGAAAAAAGAATTTGGTTAATGGTTGTTGTTGCTGGATAGGTAGCCGTACTCCAAGCTGGCGTTCCTGCACTTGACGCTTGGAGAACTTGTGCAGTAGTACCAGCAGCAATTACAGAAGGTACACCTAAACTTGATGTAACGAGCACTCCACTATTAGCGGTTGCAAGACCTGATATAACACTTGCAGCACTAGAATATAGAATTTGATTTATTGTAGTCGTTGCAGGCCATGTAGTTGTAGACCATGTAGGAGTTGTACTTAATCCTGATTGTAACATTTGTCTTGCAGTTGCAGTTCCTGAAAGAATTGCACCAGCAGTAGCAGTTGAATAAAATATTCCTCCATTAGATGCTGTTAAATTCGCATTAGTACCACCATTAGCAAGACTCAATGGAAATGAAGGAATTGCTGCAGTTGTTGCAAGAGTGCCTGATGTTGGAAAGGTTACATTAGTAATTCCAGTATAGGTTTGAGTTACTGCAAAATTACCAACTGTGGTAAATGAATTTGCCGTTAAAATATTTCCGCCTAATGTAATGGTATTGGCACCATTGTTAACACCAGTTCCGCCAAATGTTCCAGTAATAACACTACCGTTCCAAATTCCAACTGTAATCGTCCCAAGTTCTGTAATATTTGTTTGTACTGCCAATGGGAGAGTAGATGATATGGAAGGGACACCTAGTGCACTTGTAATCATTACACCATTATTAGCTGTAACTAAACCACTAATGACATTATTTGAACTTGAATAAAGAATCTGGTTTATGGTAGTTGAGGCTGGATAAACTGCACTTGACCAACTTGGGGCACTACTTGCTCCAGATAAAAGAACTTGATTCGCAGTTGCAGTACCTGATAATATTGCGCCCGCACTTGCTGTTGAATAGAAAACACCTCCATTACTAGCAACGAGGGATGCGGAAGTACCACCTTGTGCAAGTGAAAGTGGTAATGTTGGAAGTTGGGAAGTAGTTGCAAGTGTGCCGGATACAGGGAAGATGACAGATGTATTACCTGTCAAATTCCCTGAGAAGGTAAATGCCCCAACAAATGAAACATTACCACCAATTGTAATGGTGCTTGTTCCATTATTAATACCTGTTCCACCATGAGCCGGATTTATAATTGCAGTTGATGAAGTAAATTGTGCTGCAAAATTTGCAAATGTCATCCCAGCATCAGTGCCTGGCGTATAAGGTGATTGCACAAAATACATAAGATCAGTAGGTGCATTTGATGTGATTGGGTTTAATGTAAATATCTGGTCTAATGTTAATGACATCAGCCACCTGCTAATAAAAATTTAGTGTTATCAGTGAGTAAAAAATTAGAATTATCAGTAACGAGTAAATTACCGGTAACAGGTAAAACGGAGGCTGCAGCATCTAGTGTATAGATCAATATAGGAATACTCCCGACCCATATCATCTAACTTCCCCACCGAAGCTGTGCCGCAAGTACCGTACTTCCTGAACTTAAAATATTTACGGCATAAACTGGGTGCCAAATCCCTGCTGCAATATTAGGGAGCGTTTCAGTTGTTCCGTCCCATTTCGTATAAGCCAAATTTCCAGTCGTACCTACATATATCCATCGTGCAAATTCAAGAACACCTGGTGGGGTATTTGAATTAGTAAATCCGGTATCATAAGTAACTGGGCCTGTTCTTGCTGGGCCACCTAATACCCTAACTTGTGCTGAATAAATATTAGGGTCTAGAGGAGGAATAAAATTAAACGGTAATGACATAAGATATCCTTATCTTAAAAGGAGGGTTTTAAGCCCTCCTTATCAATTACATTACTAAATAGCTCATTAAAATTGTGCCATTGAGTGCTGTTGCTGCTGTATTGTTATAGATAGTAAGCGTTGCAGTTCCAGCTCCTGGTGCGCATTTAATCGTAATGTTTTCAGTTGTGTTGGTACCACCTGCAAGCATAATCAGAACAGATGAAGTTGCAGTAATGAAAGTATTGGTCCATGTAATGGCATAATTACCAGCACCAGCAGTTGTTAATGCTGAGGTGGTTAGTAATCCAGCGACCCCACTTGCAGTCACTGCATTAGCAGCCTCAGTACCATTTACTTTTGCCATTGTAATAGCAGAACCAGCAGCCATTACATTTACTGCATTTTTAACAACAACATTGCTTGCTGCAATGGTTGAATCCGTTACAGTTCCTGCGGTATCGGCAAACATAGCAAGGTCGCCAATCACTGTTGCCCCAGATACTGATGCAACGGAGGGTTGGGCATTGTTTGATGCAGCTTTGGTAGACGCAGTACCAAGGCCACCGCCAGAAAGCCCAGAACTATCTACCCATACAAAATTGCTAATCCCAAATTGGGCCGGTAATGGCTCAACAATTGACCATACGGTGCCATTGTTGACAGTGCCAGCGCCGACAGTTACAAATTGACCAGCCCTAATTTGTTCAATGTTTTGTTCATCAGCACGCCGCGTGAGTACCGGTTGGATGCCCGTTGCACCTGGATTTGAGACGATATAAATACCGTTTTGATTTGCAGCAGTTTGAGCAACTAAGAGTATAGAATCACCAGAATTTAGAGCTACACTGTCAATGGTTAAAACCCCAGTTGCGGTAACAGTAAGGGTCGCGCCTACGCCGTTATTTACTTGTCCATTGAAATATGTACCAGCAAGATTTGCAATATCGACAATTCTTACTGCTGTTAAACCATCATAAACATTGTATTGTTGAAAAGCCATTTTAGTACCTTCCTTGGTTAGTTAATAAGTTTCAATCCGTGAAACGTTTCCGTATTATAGCCTTAAATTAAAGCTTCATAAAGACGTTCATAAATACTGTTGGTTGATATAAAGATATTGGGTTATTGGGACTAGGAGGGTCTTGCACGCCAGTATCAGCAGTATGACTAGATGGAGTGGGACCGGTTCCCATTAAAGGCCCAGTTCCATTACCTGTATAAATAAATGTCTGTCCTGGAATACCTGATATATGAACATGATTTGGCAAATCTGTAGTCAGTAATTGATAAGTAGAAACACCAAAAGTTGTACCTATTCCATTACTACCACCTGCTCCAGCCATGACTCTCCCTAAATTTTTGGTAAGTGATATTTGATTATGAGCGGTAAAATCAAATATTGCAGATGCTCCATAAGCAACCGGCGCTCCCCCACTTGTAAACATAGGAGCTAAAGCTTGCAATGGAACACTTCCATTAAATAAGCTCCAAATCAAATTAAACAAAGGAAAAGTATCTTCATTTGCTCTATTAGTTGCATTTGATGAACCATTCGTATCATTAGTGCCAATCGTTAAATCATTCATTGCAACCCAACCTGGCAAGAATGAATTAAGTGAAGTACGAGTGTCACCTGTTCTTGGAGTATTAATGATACTATCAATCATATCATTAGTTTGAAATTCTATTAAGGGATCATGACCATTTCCTAAGTAAACAGCCACTTTTGCAATATCAATATTGCAAGTATTTGGAGACAATGGATAATTTATTTGAAGAAAAAGTGCATCATTTCCACATAATCCTAATTGTCCTAACGTTGCATCAGGCGTTGTAGAATCAAATGAATATTGTATCCAGTCATTATCTAATGTTATAGGTGCAGTTACCGGCAATATTATATCAGCAGTTGCAGGAGACCCGTCTCCAAAGCACATTCTCCATGTAAGATTAATGATTGAACTTGATGAACTTCTTGCATAAACAACAACTGTCATAGGTTGGTTTGATAAATTCTGTATCCCTTGTACTATGGGAAATTGTACATATTTATAAGCCTCAGCTGATCCAGCCCCAGTGCAAGTATAATTAAGATAATAAATAGGAGTTATATCTTGTCCAGGTAAAGCATGTACTCCTAATGGATTAAATTTAACAAAAGATAAACTATCAGATGAAGTAGTATTGCTTTTAGCAAATACTATATCTCCCCCATGCCATCCACCAACATCCGTTGTAGTTCCTACATATCCTGCATTATTACTTGGTGCTAAATTGATAAATTGGGGTAACGATGGCGTTCCGGCTTGATTGCCAATATTTCTAAAGAAATAACTATTTATAACAAAATTTTCAATATTAACATTATCTGTAACAGTACCACCACCACCTCCTCCTCCTCCAAAAAGTGGCCCAAAATCCCATAACATTACCCCATTAGTAGCTGCTGACCATACCTGAATATAGTAACCTTCTTGTGGGTTATTGGGATCAAATTCCCAAAATATCGGATCAAATGTTCCATTTCCATTACCAACAATAGGTTGACCATAAGGTATTTGTCCTGCGTTATCTTGATATGCTGGTTTAAATTCAGCAGGATCTAAACTTCTATAAGTAAATATTGCTGCGCCATTAGGTAACTTTGAGAAATTATCTATTATTACCCAATGCGGATTAGGTTCTATTGTAAATACTTTTGTAGTGCTAGTCATATATTTACCTTATTCCTTTTTTTCGTTCTTTCCTTAAGTCTTCACTTACTGTTTCTCCAAAACCTACACGTCCTGATGGATAATAAATAGGTTCTAATTTATTTAAAACATTTCCCATATGTACTAAATTTTCTGGAAGATTTATTCCATATTTTTTAACTATTCCAGGAATCCAATTTTGAAGAAAATTAGCAAACCCTAATCTATTATTTATATTATTCAAATGATTCATAAGAGGATGAGTTTTAGGTATTGATAAAATTTGTTCACCATTCACTGAATATATTTTTTTTTCTGCGCCTTGTGTAATTGCAGATTTAATTTTTTCTGGCGTTAAATTTCCTTCTAATTTTCTCCCCTCAGATATTTTTTCAAGTTCTTTATTTGATACATAAGGCTTTACTAAATCTCTTGTTATATTAGAACCTTTTTTATATTGTGCTAATGCTTTCTTGTCAGTATTTTCTAAAAAGTTATATAATTTATCATTCAAATTTTTTCTATAAATTTTAAAATATTGAGATGTTTTTGGTTTTTGAGCATTTGCAGCTTTAATTTGGTCTCGTCCAATCTGGCTTTGCAAATCATGCAAATCTTTTAAATTACGACTTTTTTTAAAGTCTTCATATATTTTGCGCGCTTCTGGATATAATTTCTTATACTCAATATCTTTTAAAAATTCATCTGTATTTTTAGTAACTTCTGATTTACCATGTTTTTCAAAAACAGACTTATAAGCCTGTTCTTGTAATCGTTTAGCATCATAATACTCTTTATTTATTAATTCAGCTTTTTTACTAGCATATCTAGTTCCTGGTTTATATAAAGATAATGCGCCACCTGCAATTCTTGGTACTTGAGAAATTCCTTCAAGTATAGAATTTAATTCTAAATTTTGATTTAAAGCATTTTTAAAATCTTGTTTACTCTTAATTTCAGGTAATTCATAAGCAAGATTTGCACCTGTTCCTGTTCCAATTCTTGATAACGCATTTAATAAATAGGAAGCACCTTCGCCTAACAATCCACCACCTAATTTAATCTCTGGTGCTAGAAGAGTTGGTAAAATACTTGATATCGCTCTTTGAGTTTTACTTTCAAAAGTACCAGGGCCAACACTTACGCCAAGGGGACTTCTATTTGCGGGATCAAATTGACTAAATGCTATACGTTCTAATTGTTCTTTTTTAGGTAAATTCTGAAATCCTGGCATAATTGTAGGATTTGAAAATTCTTCTTGAATTTGAGGAGTTCTTTTTTCTTCAAATGGAACTGTATTTTCTTCTGCTTTATTTAATAGTTCGCTTACTCCACTAAAAGATGTTGGATTAAAAGATTTTTTTGCATATTTATTAGGGTCAAATTTATCGGTCATTTATTTAACCTTTTAAATCCATTATCAATAAATTCTTGAACATGCTCTTGTGGTACGTTATATTCTTCTCTTTTATTAGTAGTAGGATTAATCCACCACATTGGTATTGTTTCTTTTCTAAATCTATCTCCTTCTTTTTTTATTGCTTCTTTTACATTTTTAGGTTTTTGATTTTGTATTTCATCAAATTGTTTTAATATTTTTTCATCATCTTTTTTATTGCCACCAGCCATATTTTGAAGATTCTTTTCACGTTGTTTTTTATAATTTGGGCTAAAAGTTTCTTTTATACTTTCTTCCGTTAAATAATCTTCCCATGTATTTAGATTTTCAGATATTATTTCTTTAGTTTTTGCATTATATAAAGGTCTTTCATTTGCATATCTAAATAAAATAGCATCAAATTGCGCAGGCGTTAAACCTAATTGTTGTGCGCGCAATGCAAATGCAGGATATTCTTTTATACGGGCTGACATTGCACGATCATAATTAACTGCGGCTTTATAAGCATCATCAGTCATATATCGACCAGCTTTTAACATCTTACCAAAATCAAGGTCTTTATTAGTTATCTGTCGGCGTTGCCATGCACTTAATTTAGCAGCAACTAAATTATTTGATGCAAGATCAGATTCTTGAGAAGCCGTTGTGAATGCAGGCCCTTGTCCAAACGGAATTCCATATGTTATACCTTTTTCATATTTTCCTAATCTTTCTCTAGAATCATCCAATCTATCTAAATTATTATCAATCTCTTGTGCACCTGTTGCAGCTTCTCTTATTTCATCTTGTCTTGATTTCCATTGATCAGTAATTGCTTGAGCTTCTGATTCTACTTGTTTTTCAAGACCTTTCTCACCTGATGTTATTATAGCATATGGATTTTGGGCACCCATTACACCAGGAGGTAAATTAGCTGATTGTCTTCCATAAGTAGGAGAAGTTCCAGCCAATGGAACATTAGCGGGGAGAGTTGAGGATTGGTTTGATAGATCTAATCGTCGTAATTTTTCATCTAATTGTTGATCACTCATCCTATTATTTGCACCAAAATCACCAGTATTATTTTGACTACCACCTTGTTGCATTACTTGAGATTGTGGTGGTTGCTGTTGTTGTTGTGAGGGCACTAATGAATTTTGATTTTGCGGATTTTGTTTATTACCTTGAAATAAATCACGTACAGCATTTAATGCCATTCCTAATATTCCATTACCAAATTGATTATTTTGCATTTGATTTGGATTAGGCAAATTAGCTAAAGCATTTCCTGGACCTAGTTGATTTGAAAATGCACCTAATAATTTTTTATATTGATCATCACTTAACATACCTCTTGTTCTAGGATCAGACAGGATATGTGCTATAGATTGTGGGCCTACAAATTGAGAATATGCTTCTTTTGATGCGGCATTTGCGTGTTGCGTATAAGGTGCATAAAGCGCTTCTGCTTTTTTAATTTGATTTTCAAGACGACCATGTCTAACTGCATTCCATCCTTTCATAGCAGTTCCAATGCCACCAGGCGCTTCCTCATCATATAAAACTTTAGGTAATGGTATGCCTGTAAATCCCATATTTTAATCCTTAAAATAATATATCCATTAAACCGCCCCATAATCCTCTTTGATCCTGCTGACGTCCTCTCTCTTTTCCATATGCAAGACCTGCTTGAGCGCCGCCAAAATTTTGATTTAATTGGCTTATCATATTGGCAGCATTTTGACCCATTCCCATCATTCGCTGAAGTCCTTCTCCATATTGCGTATTAATACCTAATACATTCTGTAACCATTGATTCATGTCTTCAGATGAGATATCACGCGCATTTTTCTGGGCAAATTGTGTTAAAGGTGTTGAACCAGAAAGACCACTAGCGGAACCCATGTTTGTAGCTGTACGCATGGCCTGATCTTGTTGGTATTTAGCATAAGGAGATTCTTGATAATTTCCCATTAAATCATTGATAAACTTATTGGGGTCTTGCATCATTTGCAGAAATTGTTGAAATTGAGGGATACTTTCCTTTCCAGCATTAAAGAAAGGATTTTGCGCGCCAATTGCTCGATCAAAGAAAGGATTTAAGGCTTTGCTAGCTTTATCAAAAGGAGCGCCAGAATTTCCAAATAATCCGTTAAATATTCCACCTAATCCATTTGCTAAGTCCATACCTTACATCCTTGTAAGTTAAAGATTTAAAAACTAGTCCAAACTCCCGCTTTAAAGTATTGGGCTGTTCCTAGATCTGTATTATATATCAATTGTCCGTTACCTGGCGATTGAATTGTATCTCTTTCAGCAGTTGTGAGTAATGGCATAAACATACCAAAAGAAGTCAAATAACCTGTTAATGTTTGATTAAATGCACTCAAAGATGCAATCCATACATCAGACATTTTTATAGTTTCAGACTTTATTAAAGGATCATAATAAGGAAAATCATCAATGTCTTGTGCCATGTCTACTCCGGTAATACTTCAAAGACCCAAGCAGCACCTAATATAATAAATGGTACTTGGTTAAAAAATTCAATTTTTGGAACAAATGCTTGTCCTCGTGGAATGACCCCTAATTTTCTCCAAACTGTACGATGGGTACGATCACCAATTGCACCAACTGTACCATTTAATCTATGTCCAAAAGTAACACCTCCATCTTTAGAAATAGATAAAAATACAACAGGTTCTGCTAAATTAAAAATAGAAAATCCGCTATTTCCAGGTTCTAATAAAATATTAATTCCACTTTCTGTAGTAATTGGAATTAAAGTTTCTGTGAGTAAATCTATTTCAGCAGGAGGTACTACTTCTAATTCTGCAAGTCCTTGTATCACATCTAGCATAAACCTATCGCATCTTGTGCGATTATATGTAGCTGGAACATAGGCTCGGCCTATTCTTATTCTTGCGATTGCCTCACCATCATTTGTGACAAATGATGAATCCACTTGGTAAAGTATAAGGCTATTGTAAGCTCCAAAGTAGTTATTTCCGAAGAAATATCCGTGAGTTTGCGCTGGGTGTCTATCACCATTTAGTACTTGTTCCTCATGCCAAAGTTTACCTTCTTCTTGTCTTGGGTCACTTAATGTTACATCATATACAAAAGTATGGTTTGCAGCCGTAAAATTCAATCTGTAAAAAATAATTCCATTTTCTTTTATGAATATTCCTTGTGCATCGGATATTTGTTGAAGTTCAGCATATTGTGCTAATTGAAAGTCAAGCGCACGATTGCTAATCGGTATAGATTCAGTACCAATCACTTCCATGACTGCCCCAAGACCATCTTTGTCTTGTGACAAAAATATCATCTTATCAAAACCAGTTACAATACTACCTACTGCTGGTGTTCCATATTCCATCAATAAATTATTGTTTCGCCTAAGCGGAAGATTTGATCCTTGGCCGGAATTTTCCCATACTTCGGTAAAGTTCATTGAAAATAAAAATACCCTACGATGCAAAGTACGACACGCAACAATGTTCCCAGGATGTGAATTAATAAATGCTTGTTGTAATTGTCCAGATTGTCCAGATGCACCTAAATTAGTAATAGTATTTGGGGGGGTTCCATTCGTTGAGAAAGTTAAAAAAGTATTGGAAAGTGCATTTGCTAATGTTGTTGCAATACGTATTTGTGCATTTGAAAAAAATATTGCGTAATATGTTGTCCCTGCAATGATCTCAGGAGGCAACCCACCTCCTGCTGTAAAATTTATTTGCATACCAGTTGTATAAACTGTACCAGTATTTGGTGTAATCAAATTAGTAGTATGGTCAAAAGTGACTAATGTAGATTCAACAAGCCCCCAACTATAAGCATTATTAAATGCAGATAATTGAAAGCCATTAGTACCACCATTTGCAACAACTAAAAATCCATCAATAAAACAAACATCAACTGGTGATTTAGGAAAATTAGGATCAACGGATATGACATTATAAGTAAATATACCAGTTGCCGTATCATAAATACTGCCCAAGGTACCATCTACAAACAATACCTGTCCACCACCTGATGCATTATTTGCATCAATTCCGACATAACCAACGCCAGTATGAAATAATTGAGATGGAGAATTTAATTTTGTTAGATTATTATTTTGATCACGTTTCCAAATATCAGCACCTACTACAAAAAATTCAAACCCATTAAATACAAATTCAGCCCTGAAAAATCCCGTTGTTGTTGCTGAGAAATCAAGTCCGGTATTAAGTAGTCCTGATGTTGATAATAAAGATTTTGGTTTTTTGCCCTTTTGGTCTATATATTCAAACATATTGATTGTGCGTTCAGCATCAATATTTGGAAAACGCTGATTATTGTAACTGCCTACAATTTCAAAATCTTGTATTTCTGGCATATCAATAACTCAAAATATTAGGCCAGTAAAAAGGCTCAGGTGCTGTTAATACGACGGATGGACGTAAAGTGAGATCAGTCTCATTGCAATTTTTAAATGTATTATAATAATCCTCATATTCTGATTCATTCACAGCAGGCCAATTTCCACTAGGATAATAAGCTAAAAACTTGCGCGCGAGTGCATATTTTAAAAATCCATAATAATTAGGTGGAAGTTCCCCAAGTGTGTCTTGGTTTGTTAATTCATTTATCATGCACTTTACTTGTAATGCACAAGGATAAGGTTGGTCTGGTATTGGATAAACTGTTACAAAACTTTCTTGTGGTTGTTTATTTAAAAATATAAATCCAGGACGTGACAATAAATTAGTTTGTCTTACAACATTATAATATTGTGCTTTATTTATAATCCGTAATGGATAAACTAAATTTGTTGGGTTTTGTTGAATAATAAAACTATTGGTAGTAATAATTTGTGTTCCAACACCATTAGATAATATATCTATAAAAATACCAGCAGTTGCATTAGCTAAAGTAGTTGACAAATAAATCGTCGTAGGTGAGACATTGATTACAAAATAAGTAACACCAGATATAAAAGGGGATGGCAATGTACCAGTTGTCTGTAATGTGATTGGCGTACCAGTTGGAAATGATGACGTTGCACCCATTGTGAGTAGATTTGAAATTGAATCTGCTGTAAATGTTACAGATATTGGAATGGTAGTTGATCCATTTCCAACAATTCCAAATCCTGGTACTTGATAATTTGCAAAAGAAAGGTCTACGATTCGATCTGCATTAATATTTGCCGGCATGATATCAGAAACTGAATAAGTATCTTGTCCCACAATAAAATTAAAATTGATCGTTGTTAAAAATGGAATGTATATACTGTCAGATGAAAATTTGTCTAATAGCTCATTGATTAGCTCAAGACCTGTTGTTAGCATGAACCCATCTGGCGTTTCACCAACTCCGAGTTCACCTAATAAGTAAAGAGCATTTACAATAACATCATTTGTCGTCCTGACAAGTTGTGGCATTCCATTTGTCTCTTACATCTTTCGACCATTACCGTGACCTGGGTCTTCATTGATTGGAAATGCAACTTTATCCAATCCTTCAGTCAACTTATCGCAAAATCCTTGTGCCCATTGCCCAGTATTTTGCATGTTCGCATTAAATTCCATGAGTTCATTGCTCATAACTGGATTATGGCCTTCATATTTTGAAAGGGCTGCTTGTTCGCGTTTCACAAAAGCATTTTTTTCTCTGTGTTCTGCTTCAAAACGTTTGTGACGAGTATTTGAAATTGCAGCGTCTTTTCCTGGCGCTCCATCATATCTGTTCTTCATTTAAAATCTCCTTAAGACAATAATTTAACTGCATATTGAGGATGCCATTTAAACCCGCATAAAATATCGAGCCGCATTAAGTTTTGATATCCTAAAATGTCACCAGTTTGTGTTACAGCAAGTGATAATCCCGTTTCAGGATCAACGGCAACACTTGCATATGGAACTTGTAATTTATAAAGAGGCGGACAAACGATATCTAATGCACGAGATGGATAGGCAACATTAACATGGTAACTAGGAACAACTGATACTGCTTGTCCCGTCGGTACTGCAACATCTACATTTTGCAAAGGAGATGAAGTTGCACTAATAATCGTTGGGCTTACTTGGATTGTAAGCGCACCACCACCTGATGAACTGCTAGCAGCAGTAATCACAAATTGCATGTTCTGACCGGTTGAGGCACGAGATAATGGATTTACAGAATGAACGCCTGCAATTGAAATTAAATCACCTGGTAAAAAGTAATTAGTAACAGCACCAGTTGCACCGGATAATACAATCGTATTTCCTGATGCGACAGTTCCATTAACAAGTAACGTATCACCTGGATGTAAAGTAGGTCCTGCACCTGCTACATGGGTTACAATATTTTGAGATTGGAAAATATCAAAATAAGATAAATGGCCAATTGCTGATTGTCTTACAATTTCTTCATTAAATACTGGCGTAAAGTTATTTAAAAGAGCAGCTTTTAACGATGATCCGTCGCGCACTGTCATGGCAAGATACGCATCAGATGCAATGTTTACTCCCTGCTCAAGAAGCTTAGCGCCTGCTAAATCTACTGAGCTAAAGGAATTTATTGGAGAACCTGCTGACCCTTGAAATAAATAAAGTTCTTGTTCTGCATCTGAACAAATATCTCGTTCCATTTGCGTAATGATATTTTGAATTGCAGGTTGAATAAACATGCGAGAGAAATCTTCAATTCGCAAAGTTAAATCCTGAACAGTATAGGCAATGAGCGCATGGTATTGATGTGCAACAGTTATATTTTCAACAGTCTCAATAATATCTTGCGGAACAGCAGTTGAACCATCACCTACGACAAAATTATTTTGGCGACGAACTTGTAACGTATCGCCAATCTTATAACCTGAGTTTTGAAAATCGTCCTGATAGATTCTTGAACCCGTCATGACAAATGGACTATTGTTAGCGAACATTGCAAGTGCAGTATTGCTAACTAATTGCGTTGTAATAAATTGATTAGGCATTTTATAACATCCTTGTTAGTAAAAAATTCCGTTTATAAAAAAAGAAAAGTTATTTAAACTTTCCAGCTTTCATGAGTGCCCTAATAGCTGCGGGCGATGTCTTTTCCGTGACACCTTGGGAATTCGTAACTGGATTTGCTTTGATCTGTCCTAGTGGACGTGGGGATGAACCTTTTTGCTCACCGCCTGAAACCAAAGCATGACTCAGTTTTACGAGTTCACTTGCTTGATCTATTGGTGGTAGTTTTGAGATTCGGATTAATTCTTCAGGATTTTTACCTAATTTGTAGAGGACTTCTCCTGCACTTCCTGCACCTTTTTTTGGGAGCATTAGTGCTGCATCACGCATGTGCGGAGTGATATTTACAGTTTCACCTCTAACGACTTCATCAAAATCGTCATATTTATCGGCTGTACTATCAAGATGTTTTTGTAAATCTTGATACTGCCTTGATATGTGGGCTTGTGACTGCATATCTCTAGCTTTACGCTCTTCGACATCCCTTTGTTGGAGCGCAAAACTTACCGCTTTGCGGATAGCGTCTTCTACTGATCCAGAGTTTCCTCCTTGATCATAGGGACTATTGGCTTCTTGAAATTGTGGTTGTTGGGGTGATAATTGGGTTTGCATTTGGCTAATCCTTGCCTGCAATTCACGCATGTCCCTATCGTGTGCCCGCTTCTGTTGTTTCAAACGTTTCTGAACATACAGAGGGTCATTATCCTTGCCCTCAGCTTCTATTACTTCTGAAATAGCAGCCTCAGGTTCCCCTAAACTTTCTCCAACTTCTTCTGTCAATACTTCCTTGTCGTCCTGACGATTATCCATAATCTACTACTCCACACGCGGCATTCTTGTTGCCCCGAACATTAGGCGGTTCGTTCGCCCCGTGTACATCCTGCACACGTTAGACTCAATTTTAGGCTGATGTGGTCAGTATAACAACGCTATATATGGTGTTTCGTAGTTTACTTTATATGGCATATGATTTATAATCCGCGGCATGATTAAAGCATTTGAAGAGAAAAGAAATTGTAAAAAACATGGATTTACCATTTTTAAGCTTAAAACTACTAAAAATAGATCATGGTATTCATGTCATAAATGTCTTAAATCACAATGGAATAAAGCGCAAGAAAAACAAAGAAAAAAACCTGATAATCAGGAATATCATAAAAATTATTCGAAAGAAAATTATAAAATTCGTAAATCATTATCAATATATCTAACAATGATACTATTGGCTGCGAATATAAAGCCCGAGTAGCACAAAGGTAGTGCAGTTGATTTGTAATCAAAAGGCATAGGTTCGATTCCTATCTTGGGCATTAATGCTACTTTAGCTCAGTTGGTAGAGCAACGGTTTCGTAAATCGTAGGTCGTCAGTTCGATCCTGACAGGTAGCAATAATTATACAAAACTAGTAGCTATTAGCACCTAGTAAAGTTGCCATAACATGCTGCGGCAACTTTTTTCACCTTGACATAAAACGCATTTCTCTTTAATGGGAAGGGAACAGCACGGGTGGCAATTGGGGAAACTAACTATGTAGAAAATAAGGTTAGTTATTTTCCCCAACTATAACTTTTATTATCGCAAGTTATAATTGATTAATATTTAATCTAAATGTTATTAATTGATTACATTATATAACGTATTATGTTATTTTCTCACGAAGTGCGCTTAGAGGAGACTAGAAACAATGAGCAATCATAAATGTCAAAAGCCGCTGTTTGGTGCAGCGACCAAAGATAAAACAAATAAGCCCACTAACTTTAGGATAAGTTGTGTGAATTAACCAGTGAATATTTTGAGTGGGTGTCACCCACTCATTGTTTATCATTTTTTTATCCTGTGATATAATATTAAGCCCTTACTAGTTTTTAAAAATGAGGAGATAAGATGAGTGCAAGTCATGAATATATAGATCATGAAGTTAGGATTAGATTGCTTGAAGAGATATCACGCAAAATTGACGATCGTTTTGATATAATCGTTAGAGAAATGAAAGAAGATAAAATTCAATTATTAGCTAAAATGGATTCTAACTTTCACTGGGTATTAGGAACTATTTTAACGCAAATAGCTTTGATCATAACTTTATTCGGTGGAATAATACTTCATATGGCTAAAATAATAGGTTAGTTATTCTTCTTTCTTATTCTCTTTATTAACCTTAGCCTCTTCTTTCTTGATATCGCTCAATATCTTGGCTATTTGATGAGTGAAATCGAGTTCAGTCTTTTTACCGTCCATATGATGACGGGCTTTTGCAGTCTCTAAATTAATCTTATGATCGAATATATTTAATTGTGCATCAGTCTGGATTTTTTGCGCTTCTAATAATAGTTTTGCATGGTCTAGTTGCGCTTGTTCTCTCTCAAGTTGTAATTTCTCAGCTTTGATCTTGGTTTCAGCCATTTTATTTTGAATGTCTGCTTGTTTGCCTTGTAATTCTGCCTGCATCATCATCATTTGAGGATTGGGTTGTGGTTGCGGTGGTTGTTTACCTTCTTCTTTTGCTAATATTTCAGGAGGTACAAGACTCTTTAAGCGGTCTTTAACTTGCTGCATTTGTTGAATATCAAGATTCCCTGCCCAAAGGTCTGCAATAAGGTTAAATATCTGTGGATTATTAGAAATTGTTTGTTGGAAGAATTCCAGAGCAACTTCTTTTTGGACAGCAAATGATGGCCCTGAATTTATCTCAACATCAAAATCACCAATCCCTAAATCATTTTTAATTGTACCATCTGATTGCTTTTCATTTATGGTTACAGGATCGGTTTTTCCATCGTTTTTACTAATAACCATTCTACGTTCATCATTACCAATAATGTATGGCAATAAATCATTAACGACCCTACCGCCTTGTTCAACTGCTTGGTTCATGTTATCAAAATAAACGTAAGCACTCATTGACCCTTCCAATTTGCGTTCACGTCTTGCTTTTCCTGAGATATCACGACCTTGAAGCGCTTCTGTTTCAGAAAAACCGAGAATCTCTCGTATATCTTGTGTAGCACGTTGAAAATTTTGCATAATTGCTGGTGAGAGATCCCAGGGGGGCTGCTTGACAGGCATCTGACCAGTTTTAGGATCAGGTTTAGCGCGTAACAATCCCATTTGCAACTCTGGATTTCGCCAGTCTTGCTCATATCCTGAAATATTATCAGGGGTACCGAGCCATTGTTCACGTCTTCTATTTTTAACGTCTGCAACGATGTCACTTCCGAAATAATTAACGCATTTTTGAGCATCTCTAGCTTCATGAATGAAACTCTTAGTATATTGACGGCCTTCAATATAATACGAATCTCCATCAACGAATATAATTGGTAAGTTTTTAGATGGCCATTCTGAGAAATCAATTATTTGATCACGAATCATTCTATAGTGCATTATCCGATAATCTTGCGTTTGACGCTCTCCCACAATCCTAGGCATTTCATTTTCAACAATTTTTTCGACCACAGATCCTTTGGTAATTTCCCTTTGCATTTTAAAATTCGCCTGCAGCGCTTCCCATTCATTTTCATTTACCACCTCTCCATTAGATAGTTTATAAATTATAAGAGGAAACCATTCTTTTACAAAGTAATCACAAACTGTAATAGTATCTCTGGTTTGCCATTGGAAATCCAAAAGCATATATGGATCGACATAAGATACGGGATTAGTGACATAAGGATAGGTTGCAAAGAATTCATCCCGAGTAAATACATAGTATCTTGCACAATAGTTCCCATCCCCTTTATGTGGTTTTAATGCTGTTGCATCAAATGCAGTACGCGTAGGATCAGATATCATCTCATAACGAATGATTTGATTAAATGATTTAGGCGATTCATAATCTAAACAAATTTGGAATGCACCGAAACCCATCATAAGAGCTGACTTAAATGCTGTTTGGTAAACTAAATCATTCTGAGATTGATATGATATTGTACGTACTAAATCTGCTCGTAAGTTTATTTGTTCCTGTGTTGCCTTTCCCGTTAGGGATCTTACTATTAGGTCTGGTTTGTTTTTCCGCTGTTCTCCGGCTATCTTCTTTACTGGATCATAAAGTTTATTAAATGTCATGGCAGGTTTAAAAAGTCTCGTAAACTCTGATCTCTCAACAGCAGTCCACTGGTCTCTTAAGCAAAAGTTCATATCGTCTTTACCTCTGACGATATTTTCATTGAAATAACTATTCCAAATGTTTAAGTGCTTGCCAGCTTTAATAAGTACTTCTTTTTCATCAACGCCAGCTTCATCCATCATTGCTATGCGTCTCTCTTCCATCTCGCTCAATGTTTCTTGCGATAGGTCGTGATTCACATCTTTAGGGTCGCGCTCCATAACCTTCCTTGGTTAAGTTAAATCCCCAGCTTTTATTCCGCAAGTGTGGGGAAACTTGGCTTAGCGGTCACGAGGAGTGAACCTGGAATTCTCTGCGCTAGTCTGGCTTATCCAGACGTCCACCGGACTCAAGGAGTTTTAAAGTCATCATCTCGCGAGATGACACGCTAGCGCAATTCATTAAGATAATGCAACTAGCTGAACACTGCCACCATTAAAAGGCGTTCCATTCGTGAATGCTGGCTTATAAATTTGAGTCCCATCTAAAGCGGCAAGATGAACAAAATCAGTGGTATAGAGTGGAATACTTTGCATTATTAAGTAATTATTTAGATATCCTGCTGCCGTACAAGTTGCAAGGGCATCAGTTGAGTGTAATCTTACTAAACGCGCGCTTTGATAATTATCGCCTGGAAAATTCGTGCGTAACGATTGAATAGGCATTTTAGTCTCCTTAATTTGCCGTCCCTGTAAACCACCACCTAAGAAGATTATAGCTTATTTTTTCTTAGATTTCTTTTTCTTTCCGCGTGCCTCTGAATAAGCAATGGCAACACTTTGATCCATCTTTTTGCCTTCTGATCTTTCTCGTCTTACATTTTCTGAAAATCCTTTAGGCGTCCTAGCTTTTGAACCTTTTACTAATGGCGGCATCGTTTAACTTCCTCTGTAGTTTGTAGCTCTATAAAATAATTCTTGGTTCCTTAATTCTTTTGGCTTTTCAATACCTAGATAATCTTCTAATATACCTTTAACTTGTCGTCTTATATCAAAATCATTCTGTAACACTAATTTTTTATTTTCAATTGGATTCATATTTACTCCTAATCATTTAGTGTTTATCTTACGTAAAGCAAGTCTAAGTTCTTCTATATTAACTGTTACATGAGATTCATCTACATAAACTCTTACGCATTGCATATCTTCTTCATGATGCCTAATAATCAATGGATGACAATCATTTTTATCTTGATTTTCTATAGTTATTTCCAATAGCATAATTCTCCTTAATGATGCACATCTTGAAAGTAAAAGATAATTATCATTTATATATTTCCCAATCATCAGCGACTAGATCATCAAGTGTGGGGTTATAAATCATCAACTCTTCTGCTAAAGTTAAAATATATAAATTTTGATATCTATTTATTGGCAGAATTAAAAAAGATTCTTTTATTTCCCACGAAGATCTTCTTAACAAAGAATATTTCTTAGAACTAATCAATAATTCATATAACTTCATTCTAAAATATCCTAAGAATTGGATTAAACATATCTACTTCTGGCTTACTTGTTCGCTCAATTACTCTATCTGCTGCAAATCGCATGAGATTATATTGTAGCGCATCATGAGGATGAGAAAAACGATTTTTGTTTGGCTTATCCTGATAGCGATCATCTCCTGCTATCATCATGCGTTTAAAATGATATCCGCTCATAAAACCTTTACGAAGTATCGGGCATCCCTCACGTGATAACAAGAACGCAGGCTTTCCATCAACCATAAGATTCAGAAAATATCTAACACTATTAATTCTAACATCAATATCATTTGTACTTGCTGCATTAGTTTTAATTCCAAGATTAGTAAGTTCTCCAATGCAAGATAGTTCCTCCATTATCTCATCGCCCTTCATACCAGATGGATCTCCCTCACTACCGCCAATTTTGTTATATACAAAATCAATTGCGATCCTTGGTAACACAATATTAGTTGCAAATGTTTTAATGCCGATATCTTCTGCAACATATTCTTTAAGGACTAGAACTTTACCACGTGGAGTAATTTGTATGACAATACAAGCAGGAGTAAGACCAAAGTCCCAACCGAGATAAATTGGATCACCTTGTATGGCTTCAATATGATCAATAGAGTGAATATCATCATTATACTCAGGATATACTCTTTTGCCCGACTCAACCAATCCATATTTACCACAGCAATAGACCTTTATAAAACCATCAGATTGTTTTTCAGCAAGCTTAGGATAATAATCATTTGAAAGATTTTCTATATTATCAGCTTCTTTATTTTGAATATAATTTCCATCTTTATCTTTTACCAAACCATCTTTATCTTCAAGTAAGCCGCTAGGCTGATGAAAAATACGATAGTTGCTACTAGGGTTTTCTTCGAAGTCTTTATAAATCCAGTGGTCTTCATCAGGAGGATTAGTATCAGCAATAATCCCAGACCAATGAGGTTCTGGGCAAAAACTCTTAGAGGGATATCTTCCATTCACACGACCCTTGAAATGAGAAAGTACATTCTGTGGTAATTCAGATAGTTCATTAAGGTAAACACCAGTTAGCTCAAGTGACTTTATTTTTCTTACATCTTCTGGTCTATCAAGTGCTATAAATATAAGTTCAAGTTCAACTGTCCCTAATCCATCATTAAAAAAATGCTCGTAAGTCATAATGGGTTTTTGGTGTTTTTTTATATCTCCCAAATCAGAGAACCATTGCAGCCATGTTTGTAATGTGGTTGATTGAAGTTCTCCGCTTGTGTTTCTAACGATTGCCCATCTTGCTCTTCTTCGTCCATTGTGCCAGGGCGGCATATTACAGACGGATCGGACGATGCGTTGTGCACACATTGTTGACTTTCCCGATCCGTAAGGGCCACACACAAGATCAATAAAACCGCGAGACTCACTAAAAAGTTTACCAGTTGGAGAAGGCAGATAAACTTTGTCCTTTTCGCTTGCATGAATAATCGTCCTTGATTCTTCAAATGTTATATGTCGTTGTGTACGTTTGTTGTAAGTATCAAGATATGCCATACAAACGCCAATGGCTGCTTTATTTGAACGATCTAGTTGAGTAAAGGGAGTTCTCAAGTCTTTATCTCTTTCTTTGGCTTTGGTGGTTTTATGAGTTCCTCAGTTGTTACCCTCAAACCACATTTCATACATTGTCTACGCCTTCTTACACTACCACCTTCGCCACGAGATTCTATTATCCGCGTGTCTTTGTAGCCGCATCCTTTGCAATCCATGCAATTCCTTAACTAGCACATTATATCGCCCATCACTTCATCTGCATTGACTTCTTCTGCTTGTCGATTATTTGCCCCAGGTTTATTAGGATTTTTAGCACGCACGAAATGAGAGTTGTAGTCTAAATCACCGTTCAATCCATTTGGCAACCCTAAAAAACACGCTTTTTCATCTACTTCTTTTTTCATAAATTGTCCTTTATTTACGCAAACCACGCAAAGTTTTAGCCAAATTAGCTTGTTTTCTCATTCTAGGATTTTCGGAGTGAAGTGCTTTGATCATTTTTGATTTAGGTATTTTTTTACCCATTGGAACACCTAGCTCTCGATGAAGTTTTCCTTTGCTTGATTTAGGCAAAGCTTTTTGTATCCATTTCTTTGAACTCATGATAATATTCCTTTATGAAAAGAATAGATAAAATTTGTCCTATTTGTAGTAAAGCATTTTCTGTTCCACTTTGTCATCAAGATAGATATAAAACTTGTGGCTATAAATGTGGAGGAATATATCGGCTTAAGCCACCTATTATAAATAAATGTTTTAATTGTTCTAAAGAATTCATAAGTAAAAAATATAAAAGAATAAAAGCTAAATTTTGTTCTAAAATATGTAGTAGTATGAATCAAAAAACGGGAAAAACTTTTATATGTACTTTTTGCAAAAAAGAATTTTATTTGCCACATAATCTCGTTAAACGAAGAAATTATGTAAGAAAATATTGTTCTCAAAAATGTTTTGCAAAAGATTATCAAGCTAAATCTCTTGAAAGAGAAATGCCTGGAAGTTATCAAAGAAATGCATGGAAAGTATATGAAAAAAAATGTTACGACTGTGGAATAAAAGATAAAAGAATTCTTGTAATTCATCATATAGATGGCAATAGAAAAAATGGAAAAATAGATAATCTTATTCCAGTTTGTCATAATTGCCATTGCATTAGACATATAGAATTATCCAGAAATCATCGAATGCCATCTTACCGAGGAGATTAGGCTGCTTTGACATTTTTGCGCTCTCCTTGTGCAACAATCTTGGGTAGAATTTGATTAAATACGAGGTCTTTGAGCAGTTTCATTTCTTCACTTTCAACACCAAAATCTTCTCTAAACACACGACCAAGCCACCACATAATGAATTTTGCGCGCTTGAAATCTTTAAGACCTTGGTTACATAAATCGATTACAACTTCGGCTTGTCGCTTTCTAATCTCAGCAGATAGCATAGCAAGTTCAGTCGTAAGTCCGTCTTTGCGGTCTTCATCCCCATGTTTTATCCATCCGAAAAAGGTGACCCGTGCAATATAATTTAGATCAGCAATTTGCCCAAGTGAGCCTTTTGCTTCATAAACTGTACCAACTATTTTGTTAAAATCTTGATGGTCATAGTGAGTCTGGGAAGGATTAGTAATAACAATCATTAGCAAATTCCGTTGCTTAAAATAATATTTACATCATTTCACATTAATGCTAATTTAACAACAATTTAGTTACGTATATCACTCGTACACACCTAATGCCATGGCCTTAGCAAGTTCTTGCGCCCGAATTTTATCGGTTTGCGCCCACTTGCTATCGAGCATTTCTTGTGCTGCATCATCATAGTTGCCCAAAGAAATAGCTTTAATCATGCGTTTAAAACTCAAGAAATTTTGATAACCCATCTTGCACATATCGATTAGCACGAGCTGTCTTTCATTGTCTAAAATTCTAAACCACTCGAAATCCTCATACAATTTGTTATAAAAAAAACCGATGTCTGGGTCTTTGCCCAAGTGAGCGGTAGAGGGGAAATTTCTGCATTGTTCATGTTTTATCCACGACTGCTCCAATTTTGTTATCATTTGCGGTGTTAGCATGATGGCATCCTTTGCTTTTAAAGCTAAAGCCTACCAAAATTAAATTATATGATGCAACCAAATGAGCTAGGTTCGATCAATACGCGTCCCTCTCTCAATGTCGGTGGCAAACTCAAATACCGCTTGATGTAAGCCGCTCCCATCTCCCACCCGTACGCAAATGTTGCATAGTAACCATCAGCATTAAGTTTGCTGATACATTCAATCTGAGCAAGCCATGTATCAGTTTTGCGCTCACTGGGCTGATATGTACGATTTTGTTTCATTTCTATGAACATTCCGAAATATCCGCCGTGCGCTTTTAAGAGGCTTAAATCTGGGTACCCCCTACTTACCCCCATCTTTTTATCGATCGCCCCGCTACGGGCAGATTTGAGGCCTCCAGTGGCATGTCCAACCAATGGTATTAACTGCATTCGCGCCCATGTCATTAAAGCGATTTGTTCTTTGCGTTCTGAAGTTGTACATTTTCTATTAATTTTTAATATATTCGAGTGTTTTTGGTCTAGCATGATGAATCCTTTCATAGTGAAACTGTGATGGCTTTATGGGATATCAAGGGTTTATTGCATGGCCACCACAGTTCTATTAAATTCTACTCCGTTTTAGTTCTATGTGGAACATTATTAGAATCAAACATTTGAATCATGATAATCTTTTTCACAAAAGTTGCTAAGATCGGTTAAAACCTCTAATTCAGTTTTTTCAGGACAATATTTCCTATACACTTTTTTTAAATCTGTAAATTTATTAGCAATCTTCATATGACACTCTTCCCAAGACTGTCCATTAAAATAAATATCCTTCAATTTTCTGCACACTATTTCTCCTAATGTTATTTCTTGAAGTTTCGGGGTTGTTATTTTGGTGATTGGTTTCAGAGAATGAATGTTGCTCATTTGGTGACAGTCCTTGTCGTTTAAGTTCTGCTTCTTCTCGATCTAAGCGTTCTTGGGTGAAATCTCTCATCTTTGGCCTATCTTCTCCTAGTTGCTGTCTTGCAAGACTAGGTTTTGGTACTTCTTTTACAATTTTTTGTTCTTTAATAAAATCTATTATCTCATCACTCCATCTTTCTCCATTCAAATAACTGCTTGGCAATGGAATAAATTCTTTTGATTTATGTTTCCAATTAAGTTCTGTTCTTTTTTGTACATCCTCCACTATGAGCTTATGGTTTTCATAAAGTTTGTTCTTTCGCCAAATCTTTAACGCATCTTTCTTCTTTTGCTTTCTTGGGTAGTTATTCCAAAATAGTTCAAATGAACCAAGTTCATCTTCAGATGAACAATAGTTTTTAGTTATGTTCTTAGTTATAAAGCTTTTAGTTACTGAATTTGAACCTTTTGTAAGTATATTGTTTTCATTATCTTTTTCAGAGATTTTAAA